ATAACGCGACCGCCTAAGATTTTCTATCACATCTTGATGGAAGGGGAATACGCGCCAGAGGTGTATATATCTGCGACCAAAGAGGACCAAGCTAAAATCTGTTTTGACGACGTAAAAACCATACTTGCCAACAATCCCGATTTGATGACCATATTTGGCTCCACGTCTGAGCGAATTTTTTCAGTCGAGTATAAAGCAAAAATTGGTTTTTTAACATCAAACCCATCAACCGCAGATGGATTGCGGCCAAGCTACGGGCAAATTGACGAATATCACGAGTTCGTAAATGACGGGATGATAGACAAGCTTCGTACCGCAATGGGGCCTAGAGATGAAAAAATTCTTGAGATTATTACAACACGCGGCTCAGACAAATTCAAGCCGTGCTACATGAATGAGCAAAAGGTATATTTGCCGGTACTACACGGCGATTTGATTGATGACTCTACGTTTGTCTTAATCTTTGATTCCGATGAGGAAGATGATATATTTGACCCAAAAACTTGGTACAAGGCTAATCCTAACATGGGTATCACTATCAAGGAAGAGAATTTTAGAGAGGATTTAGAAAGAGCTATAAACGGTGGTTCTGAAACGCTTAACCGATTCAAGACCTTAAATCTTAACATGTGGGTTGATGCCGATGTGACTTGGATAGAGGATGAAGTGTGGAGGCGAAACGATGGGGAGTTGAAGTTATCGAATTACAAGGGCAAACAGTGTTTTGCGGCGCTGGATATGGCGATGAAAGATGACTTTTGTTCACTTTGTTTAGCATTCCCTAAACGGATGGACAAATCGGAGGGTTGGAGAGATAGAACAGAGTTTGATTTATTTTGGTGGTTTTGGATTCCCAAGGATTCGGTAAAAAAACGCGTCCAGGCTGGACTACATGCAATCCAAGATTGGATATTAGACGGGCATGTTACAGTGTGTGATGGGAACTATGTCTCGCATGCTCAGATACAAGAAAAGGTAATAGAGTTGTCTAAGTTGTTTGAGATTGAAGCTGTAGGATTTGACCCGTATAACATCGGTTCGATTGCTGAGGAATGCTTTGATTATAATATCAATTTTAAGGAATTTACCCAAAACATGCCCAACTACACGGGGCCAACCAAATGGTTCAAGGAATTGGCACTCAGTGGTCGTTTGCATCATGGAAATAATCCGGTAATGCGCTGGATGATACGTAATGCGGTAATAATTACCGACTCACACGAGAATATCAGGGTAACTAAGGACGCAAAGAGGCGGAAGGACAAAGTTGATGGGGTTATAGCGGCGATTATGGCTGTAGGCATGTATTATTACAAAGAAGAGGAAGTAGCTTTTAGGATAAGCTAAAAGTATCTAATTCGACACCTTTAAAAAGAAAAAACCCGACAAAATCGGGTTCTTTGCTACAAAATAATCTAACTATTCATCATGAAGTCCAAAACAAATCTGGTAGGACTTACATGTACGAAGTACAATGCCTTTCTGTAGTCGGGACAGGAATTGAACCTGCTTATTCGGTCTTATGAGACCCGCGCGATACCTTACCGCCCTCCCGCCATTTCTTTCAAAACAACTCCTCCCGAATCCGAGAGGAGTGTAACCCAAATTTAACCTCTAAACATTTACCTGCTACGAAAAAAAAACTACTCTCTATTCTTACCGTACAAAAACTGATACAATTCAGAACGCATGATAGGGCTTCCCTTTTCCTTACCTAATCTTTTGCGAAACCTAGACATAAATGCCCAGGTAGCTGACATGCTTTGATGCCCCAATAATTGATTGATTTCCTTACCCCGCAATGCTCTTTCCTCTACCATTTGCTATTATTAACTCCTAAATCCTGACAAAAATAAGCAAAAAAACTATAAATACAATATCTTAGGGTAAAAAATACATGGCAAACTGGTTTAATAGGGCAAAAAATTGGTTTTCAGGCGGCATAACAAGGCAGTCTGGAACAAATGCCTATTATGATAGGGCTGTGGACGAGTGGATAGATTTAGAACAAGGCTCAACCTCAGGCCTTTTAGTAGATACGCCTGCGGGTGTAACGATTAATCCCGAAGTTGCTTTGCGGTTTTCGGCGGTGTATGCCTGTGTGAATGTAATATCGGACACAATAGCGACGCTCCCAATTAATCTTTTCAAAGAACAAGACCAAGGCAAACTGATAGATAAAGACCACCGTATCTATAAAATGCTCAAGACTGAGCCTAACGAGTTCCAAACGTGGTTTGATTTTATTCACGTACTTGTTAACTCCGCGCTCCGTTGGGGTAATGGTTATGCAAGGATTCACCGCGACGGTTTTGGACGTGTTAAAAGTCTGCAATACTTAGAGCCGAACGAATGCTCAGTCTATCACACGAAAGACTATAATAAAGAGTACCTATATTACACCGTTTTAGGTCAAACAGTGCCTTCGCGGGATATAATTCACATTAAATGCTTAGGAACGGACGGAATTGAGGGGAAATCTCCTATTTCACTTCTTTCAGACGAAATCGGGCTTGCGTTACAGTCTAGCAAGACAATGAGTAAGTTTTACAAGTCTGGTCTTAAATCAAAAGCGGTTTTTTCAGTTGCAGGTATTTTGTCAGAGTCGGCTAGAAAGTCGGCTTTAAAGCAGATTAAGGAGAATACGCAGAATGATCACATGCTATTGGAGGGAGATGCAAAGGTTTCCGCGCTCTCCCTATCTCCTAAAGACGCTGAAACGATTGCAACGCGTATTTTTCAAGTAGAGGATATTGCGCGGGTGTATCGAGTGCCATTGCACAAAATTGGCAGCATGAAAGGCTCGACAAACAACAATATCGAGCAGCAGACGATTGATTTTGTGACGGATTGTATTTTGCCTTGGACGGAGCGTATCGAGCAGGAATTTAGAAAGAAACTATTGGCACCGTCTGAACGTATAGAACGGTTATTTCAATTTGATACAGACTACTTGATGCGTGGTGATGTGGAGAAACGTTCAAACTATTACCGTAACCGCTTTAATACGGGCTCCATTACTCCAAACGAGATTCGCAGACGCGAAGGGGACTTGAGAAGCGACAACGAGTTATCTGATAAGTTTTTCTTGCAGTCGGGAACCGTCCCGATGGAAGAGAAATATTGGACAAATGAAAACATTGATAATACACTGAAACAATGAAATACGAAATTAGAGCGATAAGTGGGGATATTAGCATAAGCGAGCGTACAATCGAAGGAATGTGGGCTGTTTACAATTCCCCTTCGCAGGTGCTTATGATGCAACGCGCAAACGGTGATATTATCCGTTTTCGTGAAACGCTTATGCCGGGCTGTTTTGACCGTACCGATATGACAAATGTCAAATGCGTACTTGACCACGATGAAAAGGGCGGTTACTTAGGAAGAACACCTGGAAGCCTTCGCATTATCCCGACGGAGCGCGGTATGATGTACTCGTGTGATTTACCTAACTTACCGGTCGGTGACCGTGCGATGGAATTTGTACAAAGAGGCGACTACAAAGGTAATTCGTTCCGTTTCTACACGCGTTCGGGTGATGACAAATGGGAAATTGGCGAAGATGGTATCTATAACCGGTACATCACAAATGTATCAGGCTTGGCACACGTCGGGCCCGTATTTGACCCTGCCTACACAGATACCGAAGTACAAATGGCTATGCGTAGCCTAGAAGAATCTGGAGTTTTGGAAGTTGAGCCTGCAAAGGTTAATTATAAAGAGCAAAGAGAGAGAAGTATTAACGTTAAACTAAATAAAATAAAATGTCTAAATTACTAGATTTACAGCAAAAGCTTGGCAATATTGTTGAGCAGCAAAAACTAATTAATGACCGTTCGGTAGATGGCGATTTCGCTAGTTCAGAAGATCGTGCGACTTACGAAAGATTGGAAGCAGACTTCGCAAAGTTCGAAGCAGCGGTAAAGAGAGAGAAGCAAATCGAGGAGCGCGAACTAGCTGCGGCGGGTGCTCAATTTGCGGGTGCAGGTCAAACACCTCAATTCTCTAACGAGTCACACGAGCGTGCATACGACAAATGGATGCGTAAAGGAAATGACGGCTTAACTTCAGAAGACCGCGAATTGTTAAACATGTATGGACGTTTGAATGGCCAAAACCGTGAAGCGCAGGCATCTTCTCCAGCTGCGGCGGGTGGGCAGTTGATTCCTACATTGCTATTCAACCGTATCGAACAAGCCATGAAGGCTTACGGTGGTGTGTATAACCTTTCTGGACGTTTAAATACGGGCAACGGTGCACCTTTGGAATATCCAACCATGGATGACACATCCAACTTGGGTGAAATCGTTGGCGAAAACGCGGAAATCACAGGAGCGACTAAGTTGGCGTTCTCGAAGGTTGATTTCGGTGCGTTCATGTACACGTCAAAATGGATTACAATCCCTAATAGCTTAATTGAAGATAGTCAATTTGACATCCAAGGTTTGGTAGCTGCTGCGGTCGGTGAAAGAGTTGGACGTATACAGGCTCAGCACTTTGTAACCGGTACGGGAACGGGTCAACCACAAGGTATTGTAACAGGTGCATCTGCATCGGGCGTAACGGCTGCAGCAACTGCAATCACAGCGGATAACATCTTGGATTTAATTCACTCGATTGATCCAGCTTATCGCGGTGTTCCTTCATTTGGCTTAATGATGAATGACTCGACGTTGAAGGCGGTTCGTAAGTTGAAAAACAACGACGGGGATTATATTTGGCAAATGGGTGACATTCGTACAGGAGCGCCGCAAACTATTTGGGGTGTGCCGGTTTACGTGGACAACGGCTTTGCAAGCATCGGAGCGTCAGCTGCTTCTATGGTAGTTGGTGATTTCAGCAAGTACATTGTCCGTGACGTGACTAACGCGCGTTTGGTTCGTACAACTGAAAGATTTGTCGAGTTTGACCAAGTAGGCTACAACTTCTTGCAACGTAAAGACGCTAGAGTTATCCAGCCAGCGGCAATCAAGAAATTGGTTCACGCAGCATCTTAATATAGAGAGGAGGGTAAAACCTCCTCTTTTTTAAACTAAATTGAGTATGAAAAAATACATTTGTGTAGAATCCTTTGCGGGCTTAAATTTCTCCTACTCAGCTGGTGAAGAGTTTAAAGGGACGGACAAAAAAGAGATAGAGGGTTTAATCAAAGCAGGATTAATCAAAGAAGTAAAAAATGCTAAAGCTAATTGATATTGTTCCCGACGCAACGCCGCTTGTAACTCCGGCCCAACTATTTAGTTGGTGCAGGGTAGATATTTACGCGGAAACACCGGAACAAGACGATAACTATTCCGACTTGGCTTTTTTGCTTGATGCTGCAACATCGGAAGCTGAAACAATCTTAGGGTATGATTTAGTGCCAAAACAGTACGAAGAAACTTTTGGGAAAGGTAGCATTTTTTCCCTTTCGGCGGCTCATGTACGCGAAATTGTTTCAGTTGAGGAAGACGGCGTAGCGGTTGAGTATGAGTTATCGACGGACGGGAATGA